TCAGGTAAAGTTTTAAATAAAACTCCTACTTCAAAAGGTACTGGTATTTTCAAAGGTGGGAGTCCTTCAGATGCAAAGATAAACCAGTTGTCATCTCTCTCTTCTCTTCTTCTTGCTTTGTACTCATCCTTATCACTAACCATTGCATAATAAAGTAGTGTAGCCATCGCAAGTAATCCACCTCTAAATGCAAATCCTTTGATGATATTATTCCGAATTTGGTTATCTGAGGTGACAGCAGCTCCCGGGCTGCCTGCAGAATATTTACCAGTCATACTTCTGTACAGTACATCTAGTCCTTGTATTCTTGCATTTAAAAATGGAATAGCTGTTGTAATGATAGACATGATTGGATGCCCACCTCTTCTTGAGAAGTTAATTATTTCTGATGCTTGGAAAGCCGCTTCGGTGTGACTGCCAGTAGCTTCTAAAACTTTTTTATAGACACCTAATCTAGTTGCACCATCTGACTCGTAAGTTTTTCTGCCCAAATAATCCCATACTTTTATCATGGCATCTTTAGGATTAAGGCTACCATTCTCTCCATAGCCAGCTTCTTTTACTTTCTTATCAAAAAATCTAACTGCATCTACAGAGTCTGCTGAATAATCATATCCTCCAAGAACACCAAATCTTTCTAGCTCTCTTAAATCCGTAGCACCAAATAGTTGAAAATTTCTAAAGGTATCTATGACAGGTGTTATGCGAGAACCACTTGTCACAGAAGCTGACATTGTATCTCTCAACATATTGATAAGTATAAATCCGGGGTCTCTTGTGACTGTCTCTCTAAGTAAGGTTGCAGGCATACCTAGGAAAGTAGATATAACTCCTAAGTCATCTTGTATACCAAGTGTTCTTAAACCCTCAAAGTAATATGGGTCAGCCACTTGAAAGAATTTTTTTCTACCATCTACAAATACTGGAATAATATCTATGCCTTGTGCTTTATCAGATGGCACTTCTCTTGCACCTAATTCTAAATCTCCATCAGCATTATCTACTCTTGATAGGAGATGGTTTCTCATAAGCTTTTGTGCAGCATCGTTTCTCATTCCAGCAGTAAGAATTGCTAGTTGATTTCTTAGAATAGCTTCAATAGGTCTAACATTAACAGCTTCTTCCTTACCTCTCATAGGTATGGCTAAAGGATTACCACCTAGTATTCCGCCACCTATATTAGGTGCATTAACTTTGCTTTCAGCTTCATTAACCATGGCTCTATAAAAAGGATAGTAAGAAGCATCATCCTTCCATATCTGTGCAGTAGACCTAGTCTCAATAATATTTTCAGGTTGTAGTCCTTTAACACTATTAAACTGTTCAGCAAGTAATAATAACTTAGCATCCGAAGCATCTTTTGCTGACTCAATACCATTGTCTAATAAAGCTTTTCTTATTTCAGGTATTGGTGCTAAATCAGAAATCATTCCAGTATCTATACCAAACTGTATAGTCTTTGCATTTATCTCTGTAAAAATATCCCAAGCTTCTTTAACTTCTTTGTATTCATTTCCTATAGCTAGAGCTTGTTCAATTTTAGCTACAGTTGCATCTAAGTCTATCTCTCCATCTTCTCTATTAACTTGTAAAGGTATTGGTTGTCCTTTAACTAATTTGCCATTCTCATCGTACTGATTCTTATCTAAGATAGTTTTACTTCTAATACCTACTCCATAAGTACCAAAAAGTTTTTCAGCATCTATGCTTTCTTTCTGTGCTAGGTCATATAATCTTCCAAAAGCATTTATAAAATTTAATCTTCCATCTATTTCGACAGAAGCTAACCCATTCTTCATAGTCATGAAGCCATCTTTAATTACAGATGCAAAAATACCTTTAGCTTTATCTGTCCACAACATAGCTTGATATGCACCAGTTTCTGCAAACCTTTCTATGTTTTCTAAATCTGGATTAGCTGCAACATTCTTTTTAATACCTTGTAGTTCTTTGTTGTACTTATCAATGATTGCTGCTCTCAAAGATGTAAGCCATCTACTTGGATTTCCAAAAACAGTTCCTTCAGATACTCTTTCCCAAAAAGATAAAGGTGCATCTTCTATTTGTCCTAAAGCATCATCAACTATTTTTTCATGTTCTTTAGGTACAGGTTGTTTATCTATTCTAAAAGTAGGTAAGTCTTTATAGCTTTCATCATTTTCTTGTTCTATTTCATATGCAACTTTTTGTGCTAAATCACTTGCCTTATTATTAAACCTAGGCACAGCTTCTGAATAAGTTTGTTCGTTTTCTTTTTGTATAAAATCTTTAGCTTCTTTTATTTTTGCTTGCTCTTGAGCCAAGGTTTCTTCTTTAGCTGAGTCTAACTCTGCAGTTGGTTTAGAATAAACAACATCTGAAAAACCTAATCTACCGCTAGTAAGTTCTATATCTCCATATTTATCTGCAATAAAACCAGTTCCTAAGTTTTGCCAAAAGTCTAATGCAGAAGGTGTTATGTTTATTATGTTAAGTTTTTCTTTGCCATCTACTATATTAGGATTAGTAGACATAATAGTTTCAAGAATAGCTTTTGCTATCCCATTGCCTTGTTGATTTTGGTCTATAAAAATATTTTCTAAATGAGTTATGTTTCCATCTTCATCTCTACCTATTGAAACTCCACCAACTAAATCGGCTGGTGGCGAAGGTCTAAGATAAGCAGGGTCATCAGGAGATATATTGAGAGAGTCGTTTATCTCTTTAGCTACTAATACTAATGGAGTGTTGTAATTAAATGTAAGTCTTTCTCCTAGCTTTTCATTGAAGAAACCAAATTGTTTAAAACCAAGTAGTGCGTTATGCACAGGATTAGAAAAAAGAATATCTCTTATTTCATTACTAGGCTTGGCATATACTTCATATAACTCATATGTTCTATCAAAGATAAGGTCTGCTGCAAAAGAAGGATTAGTTTCAGTTGATTGACCAGTCTTACTTAAAACAATATCTGTACTAACTCCATTTAAATCAACAGTAGCTTCTATTTTTTCATTGAGTCCACCCTTATCTTTAAAGTCTACAGATTTTTGTGGACTAACTTTTCTATTGAATGTCGGCAGGTCTACTATTTTTTCAGGGAAATATCCCCATCTACCCCAGCCTCCATTACCATCCCAACGAAGTTCTCTTGCTCTTATAGTATATTCATGTAGCTTTGATGGAGTTGCTTCAGGAATAGGTCCGCCTTGTATTTCGATTGCAAAAAGTTCGTCTACTTGGTTTCTTTGTCTTTCAGCGTTTAAATCTATAGCACCTGTTCTTTCAATATCTTGTTGTCTTAATCTTTCTCTTTCTGCTTCTCTAATTTCATTTCTTGTTATTTGTGACTCTTTTACTAATTGCATAGCTTCTGTTCTAAGAGGAGTCACTAAGTCTCCTTCTCGCAAATCTCTTTGTGGTGCAGCTTGATACACAGTTATACGAGCATTAGGATTACCTTGTGCTTCTTGCAATGCTTGAAAAAGTTGTTGCTCTTCTGCTAAAAGTTGTAAGCTATCTTTAATGTATATAGCTTCATCAGTCTGTGGGTTTACCAAAGACTCCATCCCATTTTCTTCTACATATTTATTTATTTGACTAAACCTATTTCTATAAGAAGAAAAAATTTGAAATTCATTTGGGTCATAAAGATTTCCGCTTACACCAAATGTTCCATACTGACCAAGTAATCCTTGGTAAAATTCTTTATTAGTAGTATCTTCATTTAAATTATCTGCAGATGGACCATACTGTGGAGGCACATAATCTGCTACATGACCTGAAGAATTATCTCTATCTAATTTAAAAGCTTTAGGTTCTTCAATAACATCTTTCAATGCTACTTTAATAGGCTGTTCTCTTTCACCATCAGTATCTCCAGTAGCTTGAGGAGTATTTAAACTAGCACCAGCACCTACTAGTTGATTAGTCAGTATCATAGAGTCATTAGCTGACCTAATTTTATTTCTATCTCTTCTACCTATAACACCAGCTTCTATATCTTCTAAAATTTTGTAAGGATTTCTGAAGTCAGAAATATAAATGCCATTAAACATCTCTCTTATAAAATCAAAAAATCTTTGTACTCTAGTTCTTTGTGTACGATTTAAACTGCTTGGGTCTTTTGTATAAACTCTAAAAAACTCTGCAACTAATTCTTCATCAACTGCATAAGGTGGCAGCTTAAGGTCATCAACATAGTTTGACTTTATTGAATCTTTAACATTTTGAGGTAAAGCTGCTTTGGCTTCTTTAACTAATTGTTGATACTCTCCTTCTGTAAATAAACCTAAATTCCTCATAGCATGAATGACTTCATGGTTTAAATCTTCTACCATCTTTTCTTCTAGAGCAGGCATCCCGCCAAAAGGCATCCCACCGGGATTTATCTGTGCCATATAAAACAGCATTATTTTATGTGCTTTATTGTATTCAGCATCTGGTTTTTCAGTACCTTCTTTAAAACCGATAACATTACCATTATTATCTCTAACAGCATTTTGCATACCCTTGTAATAATCGGTAATCTTAATCCTGACATCTTTACTAAGACCTAGTTTCTTTAATCTTCGGTCTAAAGCTTTTGCTAAAGTATCATAGCTTTCTAAAGTAATAGGCGGTGGCAAAGCTAATGCAGGCTTAGGTGGACCAAAGACTAACTTATCAACTTCTTCAGGAGTAAGTTGTGTTTTCTCTAATCTTTCTATGTATTCACTCTGAGTTTCATTATCAGGCGTAGCATTTTTAGCTTGGTCTAGTTTGTAATTAGGATTGCCAAGAACTCGATTGCCTTTTTTTATAGCACGCTGACTAAATAATAAATCTTTTTTAAACTTGTCTCTTTGTGTTTTAGTATTAATTAAATTTTGAGAATCAAAGTAAGCTTGTATCTCTCTATCAGTAATAGCACTATTTTGATATTGATTTGCAAAAGCATTTAGTTGTTGCTCTGTATATTGTCTAGGAGTCAAATCAGGTAAAGCAGTTGGAGTATCAAATCTAGGTAAAGCACCTAGTCTAGTCATCAACATTTCTTTTTGACCCAAGTTCATTTTAGAAAACTTAGCTTCGCCTGTTATAGTTTTTCTAATAAACTCAAACTCTGGACCAGTAATATTTCCTTCAATATTTTTAGCAGCTAATATTTTTTTAAACGCTGCTGGCGATACATCGATAGTATTATCTTCTCTTCTGCCTACTTCATTTAACAAACCATATTGTGCATCTAATTCAAAAATAATATTTGCTCTATCTCTCATCAACTGATTAAAGTCTGCAGGTTTTAAAATTCTTTTTACTTCGTCTATTGTGTAGAAACTTTTTTTCCCAAAACCTTTCTTTTCTGCTCTTGTTTGAAAGTCATTTAATAAACTAGAATTTTCTTCAGACATTAATGCTTCTTGTAAAGGAGATACTATTTCTCCGTTTTCATATTTTTTTATAAGCTCATTAGCTTTTTCTGCACCAAACTCTCTTGTAAGTTCTTTCTTAAGCTGTGCCTTAGATTTCTTTTTATCTTGATATTCTGCAGGTATCTCATCTAATTTATAAACAGGTTTTAATTGATTAATTTCTGATTCTAATTTTTGCCTAGCTTCTAAGTTTCCATCACCTCTAGTTAAAGCATCTATTAACTCTAAAGTATTAACAGATTTTTCTAACTCTTGTATTCTTTCAAAATCTTTTATCTGCCTTCTTCTTTCACCACTTACTACAGAATCAAGAAGTGCTACTCTTCTTGCATCTAATATATTTCTTTGAGGATTATATAAAAGTCGTAGCAACCATTTCATAGTGCCACTTTCTGAAAATCCATTTATGCCTGCAATTTGTTCTGCAATATTATTTATGTAATTAGTTCTTAAAGTTTGCTGTACTTCTAAAGCTTTTTTTGAAGCTTCTTCTAAAGAACCAAGAACATCAACTTCTTCAGGTGGTGGGGGTCTATTTTCTATCTGCACCTTTGGTATCAAAACTCTTGAAGTCTCGTAAATAATTCCACTATCAACACCTACAACTGAAGAAGAACCATCCTCATTTTGTACAACTTGTACTTCTTCTAATACAGGTAAGTCTTGTTTAGGTTCTGAGGTTGTATCTTCTAATATTTCTTCAGCAACAGGCGGTGTATCTTCTACTATAGGGGTAGTTTCAAAATTAATATCTTTTGTTGTCTCTCTTTCTTTTTCTCTAGCACCTTCCATTACTTCTCTAGAGTCTAATTCTTGTTCAATATCTATAGATTGACCTATTTTATTTTTGCCCATAAACCCACGAAGAACTAAGTCAGCAGTAGCACCAACAGCACCACCTGTCATTGCACTATCTAAGAATGATTCTCCTATTTTTAAATTTTCGTTATACATATTTGCAGCTATTGCATCTTGCATAACTTCAGCAACACCTTCTTGTAAACCTTCTACACCACCAGTTGCAGCAGCAGACTTCAATCTATCAACAACATTTAATTTTTCTGCATCAGATTTAGTTAAGCTTTTTAATAATCTAGTAGGTGCAAATATTTCAGTAGCACCTACTGCACCACCAAATATTTCTGAAAATATTTCTTGTGTTGGATTTACACTTTCACCTTCTAGTTCTGCTCTTTCAATTCTACTGCCTTGCTCAGATATACCAGTTGGTATTGCAAATCCTAATGTTGCATTTCTTCTTGCTCTATTTAATCTAGTAGAAACTTCTTCTAATTCTTTAAGAGTTTTTGTAAGCTGTGTACCACCTTGAGTTTTTGCAAGCCTTTGTAATTGTGAAGCTTTGCCTGAAAGACCTGTAAGTTTTCCAACAGCAGTACCCGGAATTAAAAAAGAAGCAAAAGAACCTAAACCTTGCCCAAACTGTGTACTAAACTTATCTTCATATCCTTTTGCTGGTTTTAAGCCTTCAAGCTCTCCAATAAAGTCTTGAGCATTTCTTAATGAATCTCCTATTGCAGAGTCATTGCCAACATCAAATATATTTACTACACCCTCTAAACCTGATAAAAGACCTTGTCCTAATCCTCTAGGTATACCTTTAGCTACCTCTAAGACATTTCCGCCTAGAGTAGTTTCGGTAGGTTCTTGGTATTGGGTAAAGTTATCGGGGTACTCTTGAGCAAGAGTATTTTGAAGCCTTATATAATAATCTCTATCTGCATCTGCTGGAACATCTACATATCTTCCATCAGGTAAATTATATCTTGGCATATTATGATTTAGTTCCTGCCGTTATAGCATTGTTCAAAGCATCGGTATTATTTGAACTTGGACTTTTGCCTACTAAAGCTGAAAAAATTGTATCGCTTACATTATTTATTTCATTCATTAATCTAGTTCTTTCAGACTCAGAAGATGCTTCGGTAAATAAATCTTTAAGCTCTCCTAAGTATTTAACTAAATTTGAGTTCTTAGAGTTTCGAGCTGCTGTAATAGATACATCTAATTTTTTCAAAGCTATATCATAATTAGCTTTGTCTTTAATATTAGCTCTTAAGTCTGCTTTATAATCTTTATCATCTTGTCTTTGTCTGCTTTTAATAGCCATTAATTGCTGAGGCAATCCTGATAAATTCTTAAATATTTCTTGAGGTGTTGTAGAACTTCCTATAGCAGAACCTAAAGTCATAAGAACATTTGCATTAAGTTCTTGTTGTCTTTCTGCTGCAGTTGGAGGTTTAGGTGGTTCAGGCAACTCTAACTGAGGTTTAGCCGATGCAAGTCCAGATGGTTTATCATCAGGAGGTGTGTCTCCAAAAACAATTTCATTATCATTTTTGTTATTATTATTATTATCTTTTGGTGGCGTAAAACCTTCAGGAACTTTTGGTCCGGGAGAAACACCTTCTAATATTTCTCCTGCAAAACTTCTTCTATCAGAGATTCTTCCAAAAGGAGAATCAACTTTTGGTTCAGCTAAAAAGTCATCTGACCTTCTTAAAACATCAGCTATTTGTATATCTCTTGGTTGAGTAAATCTAGCTAAACCGCTACTCAAAATTTTTGATATTTCTTGTTGCTCTTCTTCGCTTCTTATACCACGCTCTTCTAATAATCTATAAAGACCTTGTTCAGAAATAGGAACATTACCTTCTATTGTCGGAGTATACAAAAAAGTATTGGTAAGTGCGGTTTGATTTCCAGTTTGATAACCAGTCAAACCACCTTCTTGTTTTTTATCCATAGGTTTATCTGTGGCTCTTCTTACATCTGGTGTAAAATCTTCTCCTTTTCTGCCTAGTAAATAATTAGACATTTGTTGTCCATCAGGTATGTATCTAAAAAATTTATTAAGAGGATGGTTAGGGTCATTTATAAGCCTGCCTATTTGTTGGCTTTTTCTATAACGCTCTAACTTAGACATTGATTCACTAAGACTTTCTGGATTGCTTGGACCTAACTTAGCACCAACTAATTGATTTATTTTTCCACGATATTTAGTTTCGTCTCCAGTAGCATAACCAACTAAACCACCATCAGCCATGTTAGAGGAAGGCATATCTCTATTATATACAGTTGGGGGGAGGATACCTGTAGCATCCTGAGACATACCTTCCAAGCCTTGCCTACTAGGCATAGCAAATTCTTGAACCATTTCTTGTGCAACTGTAGTTTTAGGCATTGGTTCAGATGCTCTACTTCTCATATCAGTTCTTCTTTTTATCTCTGATATAACTACAAAAGGTGGAAAGCGAGGGTCACTTCCATTAGCTAATTCTATTAGTTGTTCATCAGGAACATATTCTAAATCTTTTGCTATCTCTACTAAGTTGCTCATGCTTGTCCTCCACCACCCGGTTGTAAAGCTCTATATATGCCAAGTCCTGTAAGACCAGCACCTGTAGCTTGGCTTATCAATCCGGGTTGTCTTTGAAATGTTGATACTGTTTGGTCTGGTTTAATAGGAATACCTTGTAATACATTGCTAAAAAATCCTATTTGGTCTCTATCAAAGTCTCTTTGTCTTACAAAATCATCATAACCTATATCAAGACCAGCTTGTCTCATAGCTCTTTCTTGCTCTCCTACTCTGCCTAAAGCACCAATTCTATTTAAAGCATCTTGTTGTATTAAAGAACCAATATCTGCAAGTGAACGACTTCCTTGTATTCCAAGTCTATCCCCAGCTTGCCTTAGCTGTTCTTCCTGCAAGCCTACTTGTCTTTCTCTAGCTAGTTGTTGCATAGCCATATTAAATGCTCTGTCTTGTCCTTTAGCTTGTATATCATCTAATCTTTGTCCTAAGTTTCTTTCTCTTTCAGATTGCATGATAGCTTCACGATAACCGCCCAAACCTCCAGACTGTGCAGCTTTAGAAGCTATTTGGTCAGCTTGTATCTCAGAACCTCTCATAGCTTCTCTTTTAGCTATATCAATTACATTCTGTTGATATGGATTCATAAACTGACTTATTCCATCTTCAAAAGACAATCTTTCATATGGATTTATATTTGGTCTGCTTGTAGCTATTTGTCCAAGACTATCAGAAGCTTGAGTAAATTCATCAGGCGTACCTGCAGTAGCAAAGCCTCTTGTCATAGCTTGTGATAAAGCTTCATCAGGTCCAAAGTCTGCAAGTCTTATCCCACCATATGGAGTGTATTGTTGTAAGCTTGATGACTCAGACCTTTGCAAAAGCCTATCAAAATAAGGCTGTGCAAATGCTGGAAGTTTTGTAGAAAAAACTTCTTGTTTCTGCGGAGTTCCTCCTCCACCTTTATATCTTCTCATCTTTTACCTCAAAGTTATATTCAAAAAAAACTGCTAGTTTTTTCCAATCTTTATCTTTAATCCAGTTCCAAAATCCTGCACGACCTATACCTTCTATGCCATCGCATCCATCTTTTTTGCCAACTACTTCTAACTCTTCTATAAGAGTTTCAACCCAGTCCTCCATATTATTTCCAGTAATATGTTCAAGACTTAACATAGCTTTGCCTGTTGGATATATTACTTTTTGTGTGACTACTATTCCTTTTATATCAAATGAGCCAGTATCAAATACTATCCAAAGTCTATGACTGCCATTTAAACAATCATAAAAAATATCTTCAGGTCTAATTCGACCATTAGAACGCTTACAAGATTTTTCTAAATATTTTTTAGCACCTTCCCAAACTAAAACTAACTCGTCATTATTGACTATAGAAAAACTATATTCTCCAGTAGCTTCGTTTTTTAATGCAACATCATTCATGCTGGCAATACCTTACTAGTGTCTATAGGTTTAGCTTGTTGTTTAGTTCCATATTTTTCTGTGCGAACTTTATCCATCATGTCATATAGTTCTTTTGCACCAGCATCAGAACTACCATCACCTAACATAGAAACTACATCTGCAGGAACTATAAATTCATCTTGAGATACAGCTATAGTTTCTTTGCCTCCAATGTTTCCTCGAAGGTCATCATCCATACCGCCATTACCTTTTCCTGCAATCAGTCCTTCTGTTTGTGCATCAGGAATAAGAGATTGTAATACTTCCTCTCTTAAACCTAAAAATGCTTCTGTTCCATACTTTTCTATAAATCTTTTTATAACAGTATCATCAGATGTTTCTCCCATAATAAAAGCTTTTGTTTCTGTTATTAATGGGTCAATACTTGTATCGCCACCTTTATTAAATAAAGAAGCCTTTGCATCTGCTGTAGCTACTTCTCCTCCAGAATCTATATAATCTTTTAACATTCCTTTAGGTTGTAATCCCATGCCCATGCTTATAGAAGCAAGAACTGGCATAGGAATTCCGTTATAGGTAGCTGGTATATCATCCAAAGGGTCATCTTGTGCTGGTAAAGGCATAGTCTCTAATGGTTTCATGTTTATTTCAGGACTAGGTATAGCTGATTTTTGTAGATAAGCTGGCGGTGCAACACCTGTATATTTTTGATAAGGGTCTATAGATGTTTGAGTTGGAACAGTTTTATAATCTACATCAAATCCACCTTTGCTAAAGTTGTCGTAGAAATCTGGCGATATTGGATTTTGTTGTACAGTTCTATTTACATCAGTACCATCTTCCATAATAGTCATTGCTGCAGGGTTCATAGTAGCTGGATTAAAATATAAAACTTCAGGATTTATGCCCGGCATATAATCTGTGTTAATTGCATAAGGTCTTTTTTGTCTAGAAATAACTTGTGGTTTTATATCGCCACCTTCATTAAATTGTGTAAGACCTCCTGTAGCTGAATACAATATAGGCTCAGGTCTCATCATAGCTTCGTACTCTCTTTGTAATAAGTCTTGCCTTTGACCTTCTGCTAAATCTTCTTCATATTGTTCTTGTGCTTGCATCATGCCTAAACCACTACCACCTATACCAATAGGTATATAGGCTGATGGTTGAGAAGCACCAAAAGCTAAATTGTCAAATACAGAAGTAAACTTGTCAAAACCTTCTGCTCCAGAAGGCGGAGTAAAAGCATCTTTTGCAGATGTCAAAAGATTTTTAGAACCTTCTGACAAAGCTTTTTCTGTTGCAGTTTGTCCTGTTTCTTGTGCTGCTTTAAAAATACTTTGTTTTGTAGCTTCTGATAAAGCCTCCTCTCCAGCAGCTTTAGCTACTTCTTCTCCAGCACTTTTAGCTACTTCTTCTGTTGCAACTTTAGCAACTTCCTCTGTACCTGCTTTAGCAACTTCTTCGGCTGCTGCTTTTGCAGCTTCTTCTCCAGCAGTTTTTGTAGCTTGAGCAGTAGCTTGTGCAGCAGCTTCTGCACCTTTAGCAGCAGCACCAGCACCTTGTAATATAGAACCAAAACCATACGAAGTAAGACCAGCTAATAAACCTTTCTTTAAGTCTCCTTCTAATAAACCTGTTGCTAAACCTGAACCAAGACCAGCACCTACTGGTCCACCAAATACACCGCCTACAATACTTGCAGCAATAGGGATTGCATCACGCAAGCCAAAAGCTTCAGGCAATCCTGTTTCTGGATTGACAGTCATTTGACCCATTTGTGCTAACCCACTTAATTCAGTTGGGTTCATATGCACAAGAGTAGAGTCTCCATATCTTCCTCTAGAAGCTATGTTTTTAACTTGGCTTTGGATATTATTCATATTATTCCTCAGATGTTTCACAGCCAAATGCGTTTACACTAAGATTAGCAGTAGACGCATATGCCCTTATTTTATCAGTTTCATTAAGGGTAATGCCAATCACTAATGTATCAGTTGTATTACCGCTTAATGCTTTGTCGAAAATTAAATAGTCTTTTGTTGCAGTTGCTGAACCTGCTGTAGATACAGACAATCTGTAAGTTGCTGCACCTGAATCTCTATTAGCTATTACTATTGAACTAACAGTAGTTTGTGTAGCTGCGGGTACTGTATATAAATCTGTTTCTGTAGTAGCTGCTGGAGCTATCTGTCCTAATACTTTTAAACTATCAGACATTTCCTTTAGTACCCATTAATAAAAATTGATGACGCTTAACTGCCTTAGATAATGAAGCTGTTCTTAAAGTATCTACATTAGCTAAGTCATTAAAAATATCTTGTATTATTTGTTCTATAGTTCTTCTAGTGACAAACTCATTTTCTAATTGATACTCTGTTTCTGGCAATGGAAGAGGTGGTGATGATTTAGCTGCCATTATTTCCTCCCATCAGAACGAATATCAAATCTAGAATCACCTAGTCGCCAACGAAAATCTCCAGAATTATTTTCAATGCGAACAGAAACTTGTCTTGTTCTGCCTCTTGTATTTGTAAACTGTGTGCTTGGTGTTAAAGAAATAGTAGATAAAGTTGAGCGACTTTCTGCTGGATACCTTCTACCCTTCAAAGTTAAATTAACAGTATCATTAGAATTGCTAGATTCTAAAAATTCTATGTCTGGAATTACTTTGCTAATAAACATAAATGATTCTCCATCTGGGTCTAAATCAATATCTGCTGATTCTATATAGGCACTAAAATCAGAGCCATCTGCAGTATTACCAGTTTCATGATTGTAAAGATAATTATTTTGTGTGTTATCTAATTTGCCTGTAGCTAATGGAAAGTCTAACAAAGGTGCTGGATTCCATGCAGTTCTTGTATAGCCATCTGAAGTAGTTCCAACAGTCCAAACTTTTTCCGCATAGTTATAAGTCACATACTTATCTATTTCGGTACTACTTGCAGAAGGATAAAACCAAATAACTTCATTGTGAACTTGATTGTGTCCTGCAAAAATTTTAAATCTTTGTGATTTATTTATGTCACTAAAAACATGGTCTAGCACAGTACAAGGTATTCTTTCTATATTACCTGTAGCTCTGTAAAAAGCACCATCATCCATAAAGTAAACTTGACCACCTACTGCAACTCCTGCTTTAGGTGCAATCATTCCTATTCCTCTAGCTATTTCATTAAAAGAAAAATAAAAAGGACTACCGACAAATCTCATAGAAAAAATACTTGTATCAGTAAAAACTAATGTTTCTTGTCTTGTTTGTATAGCACCAATAATTTGACTACCTGATGATAGCTTTACTCCACCTGCTGAGTTTGTAGCTGATGGTGTCCAATCAACCATATTCTCTGAGTCAGACCATCTTACAAACAAAGGGTCTACTGTACTGCTACCAATAGGATTACAACCCAAAGCTATTAAATGTCTATCTACATCAGAAGTCATAACTTGAAAAGCAGATATAGGACAATTACTTGCACCAGCTAAAGAACTTGCTAAGACTCCTCTAGTACCTAAACCATTTGCTTTTTGCCAGATAAATAAAGGACCACCTCTAGGTACAGCTACTAAATCTTCTCCAAAATTATCTATACTCCATAATCTTAATTGACTAAAAACAGCAACAGGACTTGTACTACCCCAAGTGCTTTGACCCCATTGACCTGCACCCCAACCTGTTCCTGCAACAAATACATCCAGACCTGAACCATATAAATATGTACCAACTGTGTTTGAACCACCACCACTACCAGTATGGTCTGAAGCTTGAGCTAAAGTGACTGTATAAGTATTAGTTGTTGTAGTTTGTATTTGATATTCTTGGTTTAAAACATCAGCAGTAACATTACCACCTACAGCTACCGCACCAGAAAAGATTACATAATCTCCGGGATTTGCATTATGTGCTGTGTCATTTACTGTCAAAGATGTAGAACCATTTGCTGCTGTAAAAGTCACATCACCTGCAGCAGTTGTATTATCAACAGGTGTAATATCATAAAAAGTATCACCTTCTTGAATGTACCATTTAAAATGTGTGCCTAATGAATTATAAGAAGCAAGGGTAGAAGTTTTATATGTATGCAATGCTCTGCAAGTTCCTAAAAAACTATTGGTTGAATTTTTAGACCAGCCTCCTATTTTTTCAGGTTTGCCAAATCTAAATCTAATTTTATCAGAGTCTCTCCAGCCACCTTCATTTGCATATGAAGTTAGCTCTTTATTTATTCCGGGTCTGAATTGATATTTAACTAATGCCATTTATACTTCGTGCCAAGGCTCTCCTTGAAAAAGTAAAGCTTCTGCTTCTCTCCTTCTAACTAATCCTTGCAATACTTCTCCTCCTGCCTTGTTCCATCTTTTCATTTGATATGGAACTTCTTCGTACATTTCTTTATTTAAAACTTTAAGCATTGTAGAGCTAGCTAAATTTGTTGGTCCTAAGTTATATGTCCAACAAACTAAAGCATCAAACTGACATTGTTCTAGTTCTACATCTACTAAATCTTCGACATAACTTTCAAACTCCTCAAGCTCTATTTCTAAAAATGCTTCTGCTTCTTCCTTAGATATTTCCATACCTTCAAATACTTCCTTAGTATGACCCCAACCTATTGTCCATATACCAACACTATCTTGATAAGCTTTAAGCTCTAATCCTTCAAACTTTTTAATAAGGGCAATACCCTCTTTAGATATTTTCATTTTCTTATTCCTCATTGGTAGTGACTTTTCTATAGTAGACCACCACTTCTTTAAGCTCATTTATATACCTCTTTAGTTCTTGCATATTGTAAGCCATCAACTCATAGTCTGGAATTGACATAGCTACAAATACTATACGACCTTCTTCTTTTTTTACTCTTTCTAAAAACTCATCAACATTAAGCTCTGATACTACAAACCAATATGGCTCATTTAAATCTATCTCTCTAGGCATAACTGGTTGAGCTATGGTTCTTTTGAGAGGTTTGCTTATTACATCTACTTGTTTAGGAATCAGGCTGCAACTGTAAGCCATCATCGAGACCATCAATAATACGACTATCTGCTTCAATGCCATCAAATACTTCTTTAGTTCCATTGTTCACCCTCTTTTCTATCAACCCCGGTTTAGCTGCTGCTAGCTTGCTAAGATTGTGTCTTTTAAAAATATCAAGATACCTATTCATCTCTAGTTGGATTTCTTGGTTTCTTGTTTGAAGTTCTACTAATCCTCGTGTTTGCATTTCAAAATCTTGTTGCATATTTTCTATTGCTTCTTTTTGTTCTTGGTCTCTTAACTCATAAGCTCTGTTCAAAGATTGAAGAGAAGAATTTTGCCAATACAAAAATCCACATATAGAAATCAAAACTGCTATAACTCCTAAAAGTATTTTACTCATTGACCACACACCACAAAGATTCCATCAACTACTTGACAGTTATCGTTCTTATCTACAGTTATTGTTCCTGCAGTTGCTTTGCCTTGCTTCATAATAAAATTATTTGTAGCTTCATCATAAGCTACGATTGTTTCTGTACAACCTAATAAAAATGCAAATGTAATTATTGTTAATAATATTTTTCTCATTGACTTTGTCTTATCACTATTACTGATGACCCTCCACCATTTACTTTAACTTGATTCATTACTCCATCTTGTTCTAATACAACTAAATAACTTTCGCCACTATCTATTTGTATAGATGTTGATTGTGCAACTTCTCTTGTAAGTTTTATTTCTTGACCTGAAACTACTGTTGTTATCTGTGTTTTTTGGTCTTGACCTATATTAGTTCCTTCTATATTTACAGCAGATATTGTTTGAGTAAGTTCTTCTTCATTATCTAAAACATCAAGCTCTGTAATTATATCAAGTAAATCTTCTAAAAAATTTACATTCAAAGCATCATAATCTAGTTCTGTAAATTCTAATTCGTCTTTATCTAAAGAGTCATCGGCTAAATAATCAATATCTAACTCTCCAAAATCTAACAAGTTATTATCTTGCTTGCTTTCTGATTGCTCTTCTTCTTGTTCTTTATCTTCTTCTGGTGGTGCAATCAACAACATATTATTTATAAAATCTAAAGACAAATCTAAAATGACTGGTTTACTTGGCATTGCTTCATAAACTCTAGTCGTTGTTGCTTGATATGGCTTGTTTAATATAACTGTTCCAATAGCAGTTGTGACTGATATTTCTCCAGAAGGATTACCATTTTCATCTGGCAATAATATAAATAAACTCTTACCAGTATCAGGTTCTACTGTAATAGTAAAATCTGTACCTCGTATACCGACTACTGCAGAATTAGTTTTTAACTTAATATTTTTTTTTGATATTGCATTGGTTAAGCTTGAAGTAAATCTAGCTGTACCTTTTACAAAATTCAAAGCTAACTTTGAGTTATCAGGGTTTGGGTCAAAAACAAATTCATCTATAACAACCATAGAGTGTTCTGTAATTCTTATAGTTGTATCATCTACAAACCTTATGCCCATACGACCTGCTTCAGTTTGTGCTTTGTCGTAAGACTGAATCCCAAAGTCAGTCACTACATCATAGTTCTTGTCTCTTTCTATCCGAGCATATCCTGATACTTGTTCTACTGTTCCTATATCAACAACTTGTGCTAGTGCCTTGGTCGTTTTGATTGACACAGAAAGTACCATTAGAACCAGAAGAAGTAATCTTGAGCCAATCATTATCAAGTGTACTTTGTTGTGTGACATTTATAGTTCTAGAGCCTCCAGTATGAGTCAGATGAAAATATGCACCTTGGTAGCCATCTCCATCAAAAGTGACTGTATTATCAGAGCCACTAATATTCATATAGTTTGTAGCTAAATCTTGGTCAATAGAAGATGTTATGCTGTTGTTTGAACCATTGATAGTCCAATCTAAATCTAGTGTAGATGCCATTGCATTAGTAGCTTGGTTTAAAGTAAAAGCATTTGAAGAGCCTGATACTTGTACATTTACATTTGAGCTATCAGCACCATAAGTATTGTTTGGGTCTGTTTGCATAGCAAATGTATTAGAGTCTCCTGTAAATTCAAAAAATCCAGTATAGCTATCTGCATATATATCGCCTCTAAATAAATTAGAATTACCTAATTGGTTAATATCTAAAGTCATCGTTGCACCATCTAAATCCAAGGCTGTCATAGAACCAGCAGTTGCAGTTGAACCGCCAATTAAGTTTCCAGAACCTAATTGCTCTATATCTAAATTAGCTGTAGCTCCAGTTTGGTCAATAGATATTTCATTGTCTGCAACAAAAATATTTATTGATAACAAAAATATAACTGGTAATAGTTTTATCATTCCTTATAACTCCAAAAATTTTTTTGAATTCCTTTTTCTATAGTAGCTAATATTGCTTCTTCTATAGCTGACTGCAATGCTATCGTGACGCTTTCATTTTCTACATCACCATTTTCTATTTCAATTAGCTCTGTTCTGTTTTCTATAAACCTAAATCCGTCTTGATTTGTGCCAACACTTAAAATGCTTTTTGTTATTGAAACTTCTATCAATACTCTGCCTGTTAATACAGATACAGTTCTTAAAGATAAAGTCACAGTATCTTGTTTATATTCTTTAGAAGCACCTATACCTAATAGCCTTGCACCTCTACCTCCGCTTCTAGTATTAGTCTCATAGCCTATAATTGCACCTTCCATTATCAAACCCGCAAACATTAAAGGCTTAAGTTTTTGTGGGTCATCAAAAGATTCTCTTGTGCTTCTTATAAGCTGTCTTTCTTTTGTAAGGTTATCTAAACCCACTCTTTCTACTACTTCAAAAAACTCTCCGCCTGAAACTTCTTTCAATGTTTTTATAAGTAAAACATAAGGTGCTTGTGTGACTGCTGTACTAAATGTAGCAAAGCTATTATTGCTTCTCCTTTGTCCAGTTTGGTCTGTAAATGAAGTTGGATATACAGCTACTATAGGTTTTTTTTCTGCAGGTAGTGTTTCAGTAATAGCTTTATTTATTACTCCAACTCTTTCAGGATACTTAGAAATCTCTTGATTAGGCAAAGCATCATCATAAAAAACAGTACAACTAGAAAGTAAAACTATTGAGAGGAAAAGTAATAACTGTCTGTTTGTTATCTTCATTCGTGACTGTCAATGTAATGTTTGTAGTATCTACTTTATAATCAATAGTGTTCCCCTCTAACTCTATTGTTCCATTATCTTGTGGAGTCTCTCCAAATAATTTTTCTACAAGTTGTTGCGAAAGTTTGGCATAAACTCTAGTTTCAAAGTTTCTTATAAATCTAGCTGTAGTAGTATTTTGTTGGTCTCTTTCTGCTTGCTCTACTAAAGCTTCTATTTCTTCTTGTATAGTTTTGTATCTAGTGTGTTCTTGATTTTCTATTGTTAAATAATGTTGAGATGTATTAACTCCTGAAAAGCTTGGCGACTTAAACTTGAAAGTCATTTCACTAGCTAGTGCAAGGTTTACACAAAAAGCTATAACAATAAACAAACCAACATACATACAAATAATTAAAGCTAAATCTTTTTGCTCTGTTTTTTTTCTAGCAGCTACTTCTGCATTAGAAGGTCTGCCTCTTTTTCTTTTAATCTTTTCTTTGGTCATCTCTATCTGCCTTTGCTATTTTATCTTTCTGTACTAATTGTGGCACACCCAACATAGTCTTTAACAAAGTATCTTGTCTTATTATTTCATTATCCACACTTCTTACTCGGTCTATAAGTGATACAAGAATACCTTGTTGTGCATCTAACTTCTGTTGCAATCTACCTTCCATAGCTTTTAGTTGTTCATTTACTTTATCATCAACTACATCTATTTTAGATTCCATGCCATCTATAATTCTATTTATAAGCTTCCAAACAAAAATACCAAGTCCTAATGCTGCAGCAACAGGAAATCCTAACTCAGTTATAAGTCTTACAATATCATCCATCTACTGGCTCAAAGAGACCCATTTCAATTAGCTTGGTTCTATTAGCTTGATGTACAGCTTCTATTGCTGCTTTATTCTGTCCAAAGTATTTTGCTGCTAAGTGTGCATCTATCATTGCTTCGTTTACATCTTCTCCATCACAAACAACTGTACCCAATACTCTGCCAAACTTACCTTTTGAATCTCTTAATTTAGTTCTTATTACAACTGTATCTGCACCTTCAACAGCCATCTTTAAAAAAGCTGCAGACATTTTACCTCTAGCTTTTTCGTCTTTATTTCTAGTTCTTGATTCAGGCGTATCGATTCCAAAAAGTCTTACTCTTGTTTTATGAAGAACAGAAAAACCTAAATCTAGCGTGACATCTATAGTGTCACCATCAACAACTCTATCTACTGTACATTTGTATTCATACATCGTATTTCCTATTTTCTTTTAAATATTTTAAATAAGCTTTCATATTTCTTTCTACTCTTCTATCTGCCCATATTTTTAAACTAATAAGACCTGATAAAAATAAAAGATTAATACCTATGCCTATAACAAGGTCGTAGTCCATTAGTGCATAGAAACTTCTATGTTGTCATCTTCTATTGCAAGAAGCGAATCAAGTTCTCCAATAACTGTGACTCCTTTTCTTTTAGCAGTTTTTTCTGCTATCTCTCTGCTTTCTGCAATTATATCTGGACCATCATGAGTCTCTCCTTTGTAAGTAAACTCTGTTAAAAATATTCTCATATTACCCTCGCTAAAACTTCTATAGATGCCATTGTTGCGTATAGACCTACAATCAAAAGCTCTATACGAACAAATCTTTTATTACCTTCATCAAGTCGTTTTTCTATATTTTCGTATCTAATAGAACATTCTCTTTCGTGTGAATGTATCTTATTAAGTGCTTCATTACTCATTATTTATTGTCATCTATTGTTGTTCGTGCCTCTGCTCTTTTTGTAGAAATGTCAGAAGGAATAGCTTTTCCTGTGTCTGCTTTTCTAACAACATACCAATCAGTATCTTGTAAATATTTTTGTGCAGTACCTACAGCATCTGATTTGTCTTGAGCTACTTTGTTAGTTTTAGTATCACTAGACATTGCTTTAAATTTGTTTATTGAATTTGTGCTTGCAGCTTCATTGACACCAAAAACTGTTTGCAAACATTCTCCTAAGTTAGCAAAACCAAACTCAGTTTCTTTGCCTGAAATTACAACACCATCAGAATCAATTATTTCTTGTTCTTCAAGTGCAACACAATGTTCAATTAAATTTATTTCTTGTTCTGTTAAACCTGTTCTATCTATCATTAGTACATTCTCCAAGCTGATAAGAAAGCATTAGAAAAATATTGAGTAGAGTTTTGACTACTTACATATCTATATCTAACTTCTTCTCCTGCATAAAATCTAATTCCAACATAAGTAGTACCGCTCAAAGTGACTTGTCCTTCTGCTATAAATGTAGTTGTACTCCAATCTCCAATAGCACTACCCATGCCATCTACTAAATGACTATTAGCACTTCCTGAGTGAGCTAAAAACATATAAGTTGTATCTGCAGTATCACTTGCATACCTTCCTAAAGAAGCCGAGCCTCTTAGATACCATGTGCCTGCAGGCAATGTTATATAGTTTCCTGTGACACTTGTTCCATTGTAGCCATACCTTACTGTTGTTGCTAATGGATGCCAAAAATATCCTGTAGCTGCTGTGCCTAATCCTGTTGGCGGAGTTGAGTAATCTCGTTTTAAAACATCAGGTGCTCGATTTGCACCGCCTGATATTGAGGACATAAATCCATAAGAACTATTATTGCTTATCTGTCCTGTAATTGTGCTAGATGCGGTGACTGTTGTGACACTTGGATTAGCTGATAGAGCTAAAGTTGGAGTACCAGAAGTGCCACCTCCTGTTAAATTACTACCTGCAGTTACTCCTGTAATATCTCCTTTTGCATTAAGTTGAGTTTGTATAGCAGATGTTACGCCATCTAAATATTGAAACTCTGTGTTGCTAACATTTCCGTTGGCAATTTTTGCAGCATCTATTGCAGCACCTGATTTGATATTGGCATCTTCTACATTAGTTAAGCTATTACCCGTTGCATCTGCATCAAAAGTTTTATTAGTAAATGTTGTGGTACTGTCTGCACTAATAGGAGTGACTCCGCCTATAGTTGCATTAGAAGATAAGCTTACATAATCTAAACAATCTATAACTGCAGCACCAGAACCTGCTCCATCAAGCACAACCATTTTTGTCATACCATTTGGAATAGTGACTGTTGCACCTGAGCCTTGCTTAATTATTATTGATTGATTTCCTGATGTTCCATTTCTTATTAACATCATTTTAGAAATCGTAGTTGGATTTATAGTTAAGGTTCTTGTTGCACTTAATGAAGGAGTAGAAGTGACTAAGATAAACATTCTTCTATATAAGTGCGAAGCTTGATTTACTGTGACAGTTTGGTCAGCATCACTTCCAAAAGTTGCACCTGTGCCATAAGAGAAAGCTTCTCCTATTAGCTCTAAATTTACATTAGTAGTATCACCCCATGTACCACTACCTTCTCCAGTAGCTAGTTCGGTTAATACTAAATCGTTATCATAACTTGGCATAATTTACCTCTTTGATTATGCGACCTCATTCCAATCTGGACTTTGAGAATCATTTACTGTACTCCAAGAAGGAGTTTGTGAATCACTAACTGGTGTAAAGTTTGAACTTTGGTCATCATCAACTCTACTCCAAATTCTTACATTACCTATTGAAACCGAAGCTGCAACACCGCTAACTTCTACAACTGCTTTTGCAATTATTGTTTCACTTCCTATAGCAGATGTTGCTGATACACCTGTAGGTACAATATTGTTTTCTGTAATTAAAGATTCATTACCTAAAGCTGTAGTAGCAGATACACTCCCTATTTGTGCTGCAGTCACATTACAATC